GTTGTTTAGCATGGGTTGGGTTCTCGTAAAACCACACGGGCACTGAGTTGATTAGCCTTCTGGCAGCCACCAAGTCCTGGAATGTATACTCACTGGTGGCCTTCCCATACCTTCCAATGTCCGTCTTGTACTCAACCAAGGTGTCAAACTTGATCGCGTAACTGTTGGGCGCAGTGGCATAGGCAGGGCAAGACAGCTCGATGAAATGGTAATAATCATTGTAATCCAAGTCGAAAGACGCCGCATAATCGGTGTTGCAATTCACGAATGTCTGTCGTGTGTCTGAAAACTCGAAAAAGGTGTAGCATCCGTGAATCGCGTCGCCTTGATACTTCTCAGCTGCCCTGCCCAGCATCGCTGGTGTTACCTTCCAAAAGGGGACTTGCCTCATACGGGCAGCAAGCACCGTCCCCTGCCTATTTAAGGCACTGCTCACGTTCGTGGCCAGCAGTGATGCCCCATTGACCCTTGCCTCTTCCATCATGTTCATGTCGCCTGCTGCGTTAGGGTCACAATCCGCCAAACTGACCTGCATCCAACCAACGCCGCCAGCATATGCTGTGGTCACACTGTTGAATGTAAGGGCGCCAACCAGAATGCCTGTGGTGCCCGTTGATGCGGAATAACTGTCGACCACAAATGCAATGTAGCCTGCAGCTGATGAGTGTGTGTAACTACCAGTACCCGAAATGTTGACACCCATCGTAAAATCAGCAATGTCCTCATAGGAGCTGTTCGGCCCCTGGTACCTCACAACTCTCATCATGATAGTTCCTTGTGTGGGAACTGCGGTTACGGTGTAGCTGAAATTGACAACATCACCAGTGTTCAGCCACAAGTAAGTATGGTTGTCCTGCTTGCCGACAGTCTGTGTCTGACCATGAATGGGAACATCAGCCGAAACCCCAACTGGGTCCAACCACATACCCACTGGTGAGGTCTGAGTAGTGCTGGCGGGTATCTCGACCCTCCGCGTCAGCCCGGGGGCAATTGTTGTCGCAGTGCTAGGTGTGAAGTACCACGTACCAGTCCCTCCGCTGGTGATCGGCCCGTAGATCATAGCAAGACGAACAGGCTGTCCG